CGATGTTGACCGGCGCAAGACCGGCATAGCGGCCAAGAAAACCCCGGGCGGGACCATGGTGCTGGGTCCGAATATGGAACTCAAGGTGTTAAACCCCAACCTCCCGAACATCTCTGAGTCCGACACGGACATCCTCCACATGGTCACGTCCGGTCTGAATGAACCGGAAGATGTGGCGACCGGCCAGAGCAAGGGGACGTTTGCCTCCGTCAAGGAGTCCCGTGGCCCGATGAGCGACCGCATCTCCGATGAGGTGGCCTACTTCGATCGGTTCCTGAGATACGATTTTTGGGGAAGCATTTTCTTTCTGAAGTCCAAGATCAGCGGGTTCCCCGAGTCGTTCAAGACGGAAGCGGCCATTGCGTTCAAGAACAACGAGCCCGTGTTCAAGACCGTGGATAGAAAGCCCCAGGACCTGATTGACATCAATTTCCCTACGTCTGAGATCAACGACCTGGAGGCCAGAGCCCGTGCCTTGCTGGGCGTCAAACATGCGGCCTTGAGCGACACGATGGGCGTTCCCATGTCCGAGATCGCCCGAAAGATGGGCTTTGGCAATTATGCGAGTCTGCGGCTGAAATACGAGGCCGAGAAGAAGAAATACCCTGAACTCCCCTTGATGCTGGACGCTGAGAGCATTCAGGAGCAGAAACAGGCGGAACCGGCAATAAACGATAACGACGAGGACAAGGAGAATAAAGACATGGCAAAGAAGAGTGCTCCCCCGATGAAGGGGAAAGGCAAGATGCCCCCGATGGATAAAGGCGTTCCAAAGCAGGATGGATCCGGCAAGGGCGTGAGAGCCAACAAGGGCCGAGGCGGAACCCCGGTTGAAGATCAGCAGAAGGTCGGCAAGGGGAAGAAGAAGTAACAATGGCTGTGACTTTGAAATGCTGCGTTTGCGGGAAATATTTTCAGAGAAAAGAGTCCCAGGTGAACAGGGCTGCATTTGGAGGTTGATAAATGGCGACCATCGCAGAACGTAGAGCAAAACCGGGTTCGTCAAACGCTGGAAAATACGAAACAGACGGCCCCTATTGTGGAAAAGCCGGGGGCGCAGATGCGAAAAGCTACCCTGTCAACACAAAGGCCAGAGCGCAAGCTGCGCTGAAACTTGCCCACAATGCTCCAAACCCTGAAGGGATCCGAAGATGCGTTTGCAGCCATTACCCGGATTTGCCTTCCTGCAAAAAGGACTCGAATGCCATGATTGAAGAGACGCATAAGGTGCCAAAGGGCGCATTCCATTTCATGGATCACGACTGTTTCGCACAAGTCAAAACTGATGGCGAAGAGGAGTCGTTGTTCATGCTGGCATATAGCGGTGGTGTCATCAAGAACCATTTCTATTGGGGGGACTTGGCAATCAATTTGGAAGGGATGTCATTTCCCAAGGAAACGTATCCGATTCTCGAAAATCATGATGTAACCAAAAAAATTGGGTATGCCCCAAGGCCCGAGATAGACAGTGGGGCTTTGGTTGTGAACAAAGCCAAGTTCGTAGATACGCCTGAGAGCGTTCAGTTCAGGAAGCTATCTAAAGAGGGCTTTCCTTTTGAGTCAAGCATCCATGCGAGGCCCCAAGTGGTTCGCAGGTTAAACGCAGGCGAGGATGCTACGGTAAATGGCATGAGCGTAACCGGACCCGCGACGATATGGGAAGAGTCTGAGTTCAAAGAAAGTTCGGTCGTGGTGTTTGGTTACGATCCCAACACGAAGTCTGCTGCATTTGCAGACGGTGAGGAAGAACTGTCCTACTACACTGTCAACAACGCCCGGAGCGACCATACCGAAGACAATACAGAAAAGGAGGTGGAAGGAATGAATTTCGAACAATTCAGTAAAGATCATCCTGAGTTGCTGAAAGAGATTGTGGATAAAACCACGACCGATTTGGCTGCCAAGTTTGCGCAGGACAAGAAGGATCTCGAAGACAGGCTGGCTCAGGAGCGAGATGGTTTCTCCAAAGAGCGTGATCAGTTCAACAAGAAACTGGCAGAGCTTGAGAAGGCAGAGGCCATTCGCCGGGAAAAGGAACTGAAGTTGGAGGCCAGGGCCGCTTGGGCAAATAAGCTCTCGAACAGCGAGATCCCCGACCGACTGTACGACAAGGTCATGACCCAGGTGAATTACGAAAGATTTGTCAAGGACGGCTCCATTGACATGGAGGCTTTCTCCAAGGCCATTGACGATGAAATCAAGGACTGGGAAGGCCGTGGCGTGACTTCAAACGCCCTTGGGTTCGGCGTCTCCCTCAAGGGAGTCGAGGACGAAAAGGCGCGGAAATTTAAACGTGAAGAGGATGAAGACGAACAGGCCGTCAAAGAGATGCTGGCCCTCGTCCACGATCCGGCTTCCAAGGCATAAGGGAAGGAGGTGATAGAGCATGGCAACAACTGATATTGCAACCATCAGTTATGGTACGCAAGAAGATTACAAGCGGCTTTACTACTCCAACCCTGACGCTGCCCTGAAGGTCCCTGTGACGCTTCAGGCGGGATACGGGAAGTTGGAGGCGGGAACCATTTTGGCCGAGAACAAGTCTGCGGCCGGTGGGGACGGCAAGTTTCTGCCGTACAACATGACGACCATCGACGGGACAACCGTTTTTGGGCGGGCCTATCTCGTGGCGGATGCTACTGCTGTCAATTATGTCTATGTGACGCTTGACGACAGCTACAAGTTTACGGTTGCGGATGACCTGATCATTGTTGACGACAGCACAACCGTCGAAAATTTGGGCGCGATCACCGCCATTGACAGGACCACATATCCCCACATGGCAAAGATTACGGCTACTTCAACTATTTCAGGAACCTTTACCACGGCTGATTTCGCCTATGTGTGTGTCGAGGCGGGTGACAGCTCAAACAACTATTCCGATGCAGTCGGCGTACTGGAGAAAACGGTGGATACCGGGACCGGATCTACGGCCAAGGGAGCCATTGCAACCATGATCCTCAAGAATGCCATTCTGTACAGCGGCATGCTGCCCAACGTGGACGCTGCGGCCAGGACCGACCTGAGCGCCAGCACGTTTGGTCAGTACACATACTTCTAAGAAGGGAGGTGACAAAAGATGCCCAGAGGAGCAAGTGATATACCTGATCTGAGGTTGTCGAGGATTAACAAGCTCGTAACGACATTTACGACTCCCCCGACAATGGTCTTCAGCAACCTGTTTGGCACCTCCAATGCCGACTCTTCCACCATCAAGTGGGAAAGCCAGGAGGGAAACCGGGGGATGACCCCGTTTGTGCCGCCGGGTGCGCCTGCGCCGACCCATGCCCCCCAAGGTGTGGCTGGCCATAGCGCAGAGGCTGCATACTTCAAAGAGAAGATGTATGCCGATGAAGAATTTTTAAACAACCTGAGAAAAGAGGGGACTGAGTCCCAGTATCTGGCCGCAAGGGCGCGGCTGGCCAGGGAGCTTCAGAACCTTCGGAATCGGTGTGACCGCCGGAAAGAGTGGATGTTCGCCAAGATGCTTGTGAGCGGCACCATTACCTATACCGGCAAAACCGGCGTCAAACTGTCTGTGGATTATGACATCCCGACCGACAATGCCGTTACCCTGGGGACTGCCTACAAGTGGGAAGCCGGGACGTCACGGGACATCGTGAAGGACATCATGGACGGCAAGATCGTGGTGTCGGATGCCTGCAACGGCAAGATCGACTATGCCGTGTGCAATTCGACCGTGCTGAAATTTATGGCACTGGATGATTCCATTCAGACCCTACTTCAGCAGAGCGCCTTTCCCAGAGGCGACCTGTTCAAGAAAGAGGGCGGGAAGATCATCGGCGCAAACGCCAACGTCATTGGGAACCTTTTGGACCTCAAGCTCGTTGTCTACGATGAAAAATATGTCGTGAGCGAGTATTTGACGGCCGCACTGGCAGCCAGCGGAACCACGGTGTATGTGGGCGATGCGGCTGACTTTGAAACCGGAACGGCAGTCCTGCACGATGTATCCGCCGGGACCACGGAAGACGTGACCATTTCCGCGGTGAGCAACGAGGCCGGGACCCTGACCATTGGGGCCACCACGAGCGCATTTAAGGCGGGAGAGGATAAGATTACCCAGACGATCCCGTTTATTGGGAACGACAAGTTCCTGATGTTTGCGTCAAGCGTGGATGGACAGTCGATTGCCGAGTGGAAGGCTGCGCCGTTTGGCCTTGGCCGACACTATGGCATGTACACCGACACCTGGGACGACAATGACCCAGAAGGCACATGGATTCGCGTCCAGAACAAGGGCCTTCCGATTCTGTATCAAAGGGATGCACTTTATGTCCTTGACGTCAACTAAGAAAGGGGGTGATCCGAGATGAAGCAAAGAAAAGGACCATACCCCTCCCCCGGATCGCCCAAGCAGTGGGCAGCGAATATTCTGCCCCCGCTTGTGGCGGTGGTGTCCGGTGAATTGACGGCCAACAAGATCGGCGTTCCAATAGGGGCTGTCGGTCTGCCGGGAAGAATATCGGACGTGTGGCTGTCTGTCGGTGGATCCGGCAAAGATGATGGGCATACCTTGAAGGTAACAGCGGACGTATTGATCAACGGGACCACGTGTTTGACCACGAACCCGGCGCTCGCGCATGTGTCCGGCGAGGCATCCCAGCAGAAGACCACCAAGACCAGTACCGATACCGGCGTAACCCAGGCAGCGGTAAGCTCCAGCAACTCTGTCGCACAGGGCGACGTTATCAGTTACAGCCTGACGTTGACCAGAACGGCGAGCCCCACAACCGAAATCAACAATGTGGCTGTGGTGGTGGAGTTCGAACCCGGATTTTAACTGGAGGTCAATCGACATGAAAGTCGAATTGTTACGCACCCTCAAGGGTGAAGCGATATGGGCAAAGGGGACGGTGTTTGACGATGCCGTTTCCCCTTTACCCCGAGATGTACAAGAAGAGGTCAAGGCACGAGCCAAGACCGTCAGGATTATCCCCGACCCGTCCTCCCTGTTTGGCGATGAAGAAGAGCCGGACTATGGATGGGAGGACGGGGAAGTGGATATGGGCGCAACCGAGCAAATCCCGGAAGTTGACGAAGTCGTTGAGGTCGTACTTCCGCCAGAGATTGTTGCACCCGAACCGACAACCGAGAGCGAAGCCAAAGAGACACCAACCATCATCTTTCCGGAGCTGGAAGGACTTATCCAAGCAAGCGGCAGCTTAGCGCAAGTTGCCAGAACATTCGGCGTTACCTATGTGACCGTGGGCCGGTGGCGGCAGAAACTGCCAAAGCCAGAGATCGTCAAGCGTATCAAGAGAGAATACAAGAGGCTGGCCAATGACCAAAACAGAGCTGACGACACTCCTTCAGGAGGAAGTGAAGGGCCTATCGTCGAGCTTGGTTGATGCGGATTATTCCAACGCGATTGATCAGGCGGAGCGGGACACGGGTTGGTCGATGCCCCAGACGGCAGCATTCAACCTGAAATGGATGATTGAGCGCAGCAAACGGCATTTGTTTTTCTTTCTGTTGACCGAGGCGGCCTCCAAGTTCAGGTTCAAAGAGATCCATCTTCAGCAGCGGTTCGAGCATTACCGGGAACTGATCGACAAGATGGACAAGGACTTTGAGAAGGCCCAGGATGAATACGCCTTCGAGTTTGCGGGCGTGTCGGCTTACGAACAGATGGGCCACAAGATTGACGCTGGGTTTACCTACGAGCCACAGACAGGCAGAGATTACACGTTTGACGATGAAAACATCGTTTTGATTCATCCGAATGAAGACTCATAAATGTCTATCGGTATCGACATAAAAGACGTTTTAGAAGAGGTAGGTTCGTCTTACTCAATCATCCGAGATGCAGGCAACATATCGGGTGAGTACGGCGACATCATGTTTAGCTCCCAAGTCACCAAGCCGATAACGATAGAGTCGTTCCGTAGGATGACAATGGCCTACGATACCCAGGTAGTCACTGGGGATGTGATTGAACTTGATGTGACGAATACCCGCTACATGGTTACAAACAAGCTGCATGAGCAATTTGAAAACAGCATCGTAACGGTAGAGGGTATCCTTTACAAATGCAACATCTCATCCGGCGAACTCCTCCGACCCAGCGGCGAAACCTGGAGCAGCGACACCTACCACAAAGAGACCCAGTGGCAGGTGATCAAGAACAACTGCGATGCGATGCAGGTGGCGGCCTTATATGGCAATGACCTCGAAACAGACCAGGAATTGGCCTTATTGGGATTGAGAAAAGACGAACTGTACATCCCGGACTCTGTCGGCATTCAGGCGATGGATCGGTTCCAACCTGCAAGCGGCGAATACTATTTGGTGGCCTCTGTCGAAACGCGAAGGTTCCCCGGCATTGATGTAGCGATCCTCGAAGAAGACAATAGATAATCACCCCGGAGGTGAAGATGAAAAAGGTTCTGTTTGTGGGTGAGCACTTAGGGAGCAGTGTCGGCAATGGCAACATGATGGCCGCCGTCCTGGCCCAGGTCAATACGGCCAAATATCAAGTTGCCTGTTTTTGCGCCAGAGATGTGGACCCCATCAGCTTTGTTTTCAATCCCCTGCCATTCACGGTGGTCAACGCCACAACGGATACGGACTTTTGGGGAAACGAGCGATTGATCAGCCTTTTGACCCGGTTAGATGTGGACATCGTCTGTTTTGTCGGAATTGATATATGGCAATACCAGCGGGCCTGGAAACAGATCATCGAGTTAAGAAACCGCAAGAAGTTCAAGATCGTTTACATCTTCCCTTTTGATATTCAGCAGGTGCGCATGGACTGGCTGAAATGGATCAATGACTGCGACGTGCCGTGTGTCTATTCTCAGTACGGGGAACGGATGCTGAAGGACCACGTCCCTGCATTGCGCTATTTCAGACCGCCTTTGTGGAACAAGAACCTGTTCAAGCCATTGCCCAACCGGGCGCAACTCCGCAAAACCATCTTCCCTTCTATCCCGAAAGACAACCTGATCCTTGGGTTTGTCGGCAAGAACCAGATTCGGAAATCCCCCGAACGGCTGCTCAAGGCGTTTATGGCCGCCAAGCAGGAAAACCCGAACATGACCCTCTACCTCCATACCGATATGCAGGGCCTTCACAACCTGACCCAGATGGCCAGAGATTTCGGCGCAAAGACGGGCGACATGGTGACCAAGACTGCCGGAACCTACCCGGTGGAAAAGATGGTCGAAATCTACAATGCCATGGACTGCCTGATCAACTGTTCCATGCAGGAAGGTCTTTCCTGGACTCCCCTGGAAGCCATGCTGTGCGGCACCCCGTGCATTTTGTCCGACACCACGGCACAGACGGAGATCGGCCTTGGCGCTGCGGAGATGGTCCCCTGCAATGACCTGGCTTTCGTTCCCATGGTGGCCGAGAGCGGTCAGTCTGCCATTGAGGGAAAGGCGTGCCGGGTGCGGGACATCGAGAGGGCCATTTTAAAGGTGGCTGGGGATCCGGATTACCGTGCAGAGCTGGCAGAGAAAGGAATGGCCCGGGCCAAGGAATGGCTGGATGGGGTGGACAACGTCAACGATGCGTTGGATGCAACCGCCAAGATCAAGCCGAAGCCGAAGATCCAGAAGGTTCTGTTTGCCCAGCATTCCTCTGCCGGGGACGTGCTCATGACGACACAGTGTTTCAAGGGGATCAAAGAGCGGCACCCGAAAATGAAGCTGGTCTACATGACGCAAGTGATCTACCAGACCATCATCGTTGGGAATCCTTATGTCGATGAGTATGTGAGCTGGGATAAACGGAAGCTCAAGGAATACCAGATCGTTTACAATCCCCACGGAGAGCACATCCTTCCCGGCGGATGGAACAACCTGGATGTAACGCTCTACAGCATGTACCCCTACTTCTGCAAGGTGGAGGCGGATGAGATAGCCATCCAGTTGGTAGACCCTGAAATTGTTTTGCCGGATGAATACATCGTTGTTCACACCACGGGCGGGAGCAAGATGTACCGCTCTTATCCCCACATGGACGTGGCGCTGAAGGGGATCGGTCTCCCTATCGTTCAGTTGGGCGGTCCATCCGACATCCGGTGTAAAGCCGATTTCGATCTTTGCGGCAAACTGGAATGGCGGGAAAGCGCCTGGGTGATGGCCCATGCCAAGGCCGCTGTTGTTATTGACAGCTTTCTGTCTCACTTGGCCGGTGCAGT